CCGCGTCAGCAAAGGCTGTCCAACTGCTGTTATCGACCAGTCCAATATACCAGTCGGTAACTTGCGTCTCTTCATTGAACTGAACGTCCAAGATGTGATTGATACCTTCATCAACGATTCCGTTGGGAAAATCATAGTGAGCTATGATCTTTCCATTCCGATGAAGATCAACACCAAACTTACCTCGTAATAGAACTTTTTGGTTCATGTAGTTTCCCCTTAGAAGCTAAAGGCTCCTTTTCGAATTTCTCTTCGTATCTCCCTACCGATTCGCTTAGCAGTTGCTTGTTCCGTGCGACCGCCTTCAACTGTTACTGATATGTCTCCAACATTCGTGATTGTTCCGCCCTGACTCTTGAAGTCTGGAGACAATCCGGCATTCATTGCAACCAGTTGGGATTTCCACTTTCGTGCCATTGCGGCATTGACGACGTACTCGCCCTTGGACAGCATGGCGGGAACCGTATCCGTCCCCCGGATACCTCCACCCATAGCGCGGTAAACCATACCGCCTTGTGATGCCGTTTTAGCTGTACCGGCTTGTGATGCCATAGCGGCGCTGTAAATCGACATCGTGACCGAGTCCCACATGGACTTCAGACTGGCAGCAGCACTGGTATTTGCATTGATGGCGCTTAGCTGATCTTGAAGCGGTTGCTTGGCAGCCTCTTCAGCTGCTTTCTTCTTATTTATTTCATCAATCTGCAATTGAAGTGCATGAATCTTATTGTACTCAGTCTGTTGCTCCTGACTGGGTATCTTCGATTGTGCCTGTTTCAGCTTAATCAAAGCATCACTAACTGTCTTCAACTGTTCAGCTAAACTTGGCAAATTCCATGCACGCGGAAATGCCTGCTGCCAATCAATAGCCCGCACTGATTGGCCTAATTTAATAAGTTGGGTGTCGGTGATAGAAGTTGCATTACGCAAATCTTCCATTTGCTGAATAAGAGCTTGAATTTTCGCTCTCTCAGCATCACTATCAGGACCATAGCCCTTCCCTTCAGTATTTACATCTGTTCGGGATGCCACACCCGCCTTGAACTTCCGAATAGCTTCATCAAAAGCAGTTTGACCGGCAAAGAGGCTCTTAAACAAATCCTCCGTCACTGGCGTTATGCCTTCTGATTTGCTCTCAAAAGCCCTTATCAATTTCTCAATGCCGTTCTCGACTGACTCCCCTGTCGCTGTTTCAAGACTGACAATTATAGGAAATTCGACACGAAGGTCCGAAAGGCCCTCTTCAACTTGATCTTTTAATCGAGCGATTGCCGAGGGAGCGGCACTAATCTGTTGAATCTCGGTGCCTTCCAGTAGACGGGTAGCTTCACGTCGAAGATCGGCAAACGAATCTTTATCCCCTAAGAATGCCTTCGCATAGTCGGCCTCCCCGAACCTCTCGGCTTTTCGTCTAAACTCGGCAATCAACTTTGTGGCCTGCGCCAAGTCTTTTTTAAGTTGTTCACCGGCTTTGAAGGTGACGGCACCCTCCTCACCTTCGATTGTGGTTTTCAAAAGTGCTTTAATGTGTTCCGCATCTTTGTCGAGCTCGGTCGTGTGCGCCTTAGACTGCTTGGCTCTTGTATCCGCCTGCGCTGCTAATTGTGTTTGCAGATCGGACTGTTTTTTCAGTGCGGAAATTCGGCGGCTGTCAGCTTGGTTCAGAAGATCAATTGCGCGATACTGAAGCCCAAGATTTCCTGACTCTTTCGCAGACTCCGAGACCATCTGAGTATAGGCAGCAGCACGTCTCCAAGCCTCGTCAGCAAGTTTTTCTTGGCGGTCATCTTGAGCCGTTGCTTGTAATTTAGAAGCAGCTTCAATTGCTCGCTTAGCCTGCTTCTCAAATATCATAAACTGGTGAGTAGGCGAAAATTGCTCAGCCGTGAACACGAGCTTGCGATCAGTGATCCCTGCTTGTATCTTTGAGACACTGTCTAGCAACGTCCCTGATTTCTTAACTGCCGATTCAGAGATGCCTTCAAGATCACGGTCGAGCTGCCGTCGCTTCGCAATGATCCGACTAAATGTATCTGCAACTGCATCTTCTTCGATCTTTAAGGAAGCTTTTAAGTTTTCGGTATCTTTGAAATACGTTTTATTTGCTTCAAGTAGGTTTTGACGCAAACCTTGCAGAATTTCTGTATTTTTCCTGTTTTCTTCGCGCAGAGCCGCTTCGCGCTTCTGCTTATAGATACCAATCTCTTGCTGAAGCTGTTTGCGACTTGCCTCGTAGGGGGCTGAGAGTTCTCGACTGATTCTCTCCCCTATTGTCTGCCCGGCGTACATCGCAAGCGGGACAGCCGCCATCACACTTCCAAGTCCTCGAAGTGAAGAAAGATTCAAGGCTGTCAAGCGAGCAGCGTTTCGATTGAAAAGGAGCAGCTGCCCGTTAGCAGTCATAAAGTTGCGCTGCACCAGTAGGCCAGCCGCCGCGAAGGCACCTAGCCACATCGTCGTCTTTGGAAGTTGAAGGGCAAGTGTCCTCAGCAGACCGACAGACTCACCTGTCAATCCAAGATCGAACAGAGCTCCCTCGGGTTGAACAACAGCCTTCAGAATCGCCGGACCTACTTCAGCCGTGAAGAAGTTTTTGACGCGATTCGCCATTGCTGTAACTTTTTCCGCATCCGTCTCTGTGAAAAGTTCCAACCCCTTTGCCAGAACCGCCCGGTCGTGGGCCGAACTGATCCGTTCAAGGTTCTCGGCATAGATTTCAGCCCCTTTACCCGCTAGGCGGAAAGCACCCGCCGTTGCTCGAACGTTCGGAACCAGCTGGGCCATAGCCGCTTCGTTTTTATCTACATGCTCCCACAACTTCTGAAGGGTTCCTTGAAAACCCCAAGTAGCAATAGCCGAAGCACCTGTGAAGACTCCCAGCTCCCGAAAAGCCTTTTTCAAAGCCTCTGAGGGCTTCAACAATGACGCTTCGATGCCACGCAACTGGGTTGACGCCTCAGTCGCCTTGACACCTCCGATTGTAATAGTCGCCAACGCGGCTTGGAGTTCCTCCAAGGAGATGCCCAGCTCGGCTCCTAATGACTGCGTGCGTCCAAGAGCAGTACCTAATTCGGACATGCGGAAACGACCAACGTTCACAGCCTCAAAGAACTGGTCGGCTCGCAATGCGGCTTGATCCGAAGATTCACCATAGGCATTCAATGCACCAGTAAGTAGCTGAGCGGATGCAGTCAGGTCATCGTTTGAAACTTTGGCGATTCTATTCGCAGATACGAGAATGTTTGACTGGTCAGCAAGAGAGACAAACTGATCGGAAATCGTCTCATACTGAGCCTCAGCCACTTTCAGAAGAGGCTGATTGAATGCATCTGAGAGTTCTCGAACACTGCTTGTAATCTGACTAAACGTTCGTTCGGGGTTAATCGCCCCGATTTCCGCAACACGCTTCTGGAACTCGATTGCATCTTGGATAGAGGCTGAAAAAGCATCACGGATGGCGTTCAAGCTTCTCAAAAACAGTTGCGTTTGGATAACGCGCGAGAAGGTTTGCCAGGAAAGAAGGACCGTGTCAACACGATCTTTAACCTTTTTTAGTGACTGAGTACCCTGAGTGCCAAATGCCTGTGTTGCGCGTGTACAGGAAGAGATACCGACGCTAAGACCGCTGAGTGAACCGCCTGCGAGGCGAGCCTGTGCCTCAATCTTTTTTAGAGAAGTTTCAAAGCGACTGCCTTGGGTATTAAATGCGTTGACTCCTGACGCAAGGGCTCTGAGTGAAGATGCCGCTGATCTAAACTTTGAGTCAAGCTGCTCCAAGGTAGCAATAGCTTGTGCAGCATCAAATCCGAGTTCTTGTGTAATCCGGTCATTGGCCATCAGGACACCCGCAAGATTGTGTAATCAAGAAACGCACCCCAACCAGGAAGAACAATCCTGCTCGCAAAGTCCGAGAACGCTTTGCGGCCTTTTTCTTGGAAATGGTACGGCCCCGGATGAATCAATTGAAAATAAGGCTTTTGCGTAGCTGGATTGATAAAGGTTGTCGCGTCGTAGTACTCGTTGATTATTAAGTGAGGGAGTGTCGTGGCATAGCTAAAAGAGTATTTTGCAGCGTTTGCATCAGCGATCCACGTCGCCGTTCCATTTGCAATGCCAAGTGAAATACGATTTGGAGCACCGGCAACGGGCATCAAGTCAAGGGTGTAGCCGACGTGACTCGCTAAAGGTGCAAACGTAGCTCGGGAAGCCGTACTATAAACTGGCACAATCTCAGTGACAGTGGCATTAAGCCACGCCACTGCTGCTTGCGCTAACGCTTCTGATAACTGCTTATGAAGCACCTGACGGAATCTATTAAGGTTAACGCGAGGTACTTTGAAGTTTGCTATCAGTCGCATCATAACTCCTAGGGCATCCGTGCCCCTGCCAGGGATAACGCACGCTCCTCCTCGTCGTGCGTGCAGGTTTGATCGAACCCGAGGATCAACGCCTGCATCTGGACTCCACAATCTTCCCAAGTCGCTGGGACGCCAGGAGGTCGAATCCCAACCCGGAGGCACGCTTTCCAAATGGCGTGCATCCCGGTTCGATAGTCAGGCCAGATTATCCGACCGACTTCTCCTGCGTCCCGCGTAGAAAAACCTCACGAGCCTGTCGAAGCTTTTCGTCGTCTAGTGAATTAGCTGCCATCACTAAACGTCTGATAAGGATGATTTCCGCCACCGAGAACCCTGCGTTCTGCAAATCAGACTCCCAGCTGGTCCACGTTGACGGCTTACTCAAATCAACGGTATCCCACTCAATAGCACTCGGCTCCAGAGAAGCTACAATGACATAGGCATCAAGCTTCCTGTCTCGATCAATGACCGCTTCTTTATAGTTAGGGTCATCGAAGTCGTACTTTGCACCGTCCTTGGTCAGCATCTTCTGTGGAAGAGGCTCAGGACAGAGTTTATTAAACTCGTTGAAGTCCTTTAGACCCCTTGCTCGGAAGACAATCTGCTTATCGCCTCGCGGCAATACTAAGACCTCTTCATTAGGTAATTCAGTAGGATCAATTCCGCCAATTCTCATAACATCCCTTTCTTAAAAGGTAAGCCTCTTAGGTCTCGCACATTACCCGCGAGTAATGACGGGCTCGGTCGCATTGCACTTGCCGCTAACCGAGATCGTCGCGTCTTTGAACGTGTAGTCACGCTTCTCACACCGGAAGTCAGGGAACAAGTAGGTTGCGGTTTCTGAGCTACCACACGGTCGCGCATCCACAAGTTCCAGATCAACGGCGTAAGGCTCACACAGGTCTGACGCAGACGACACCCACTCCGAGGCAGCGCCTTGTCGCTTGATAGCCTCGATGGGAGTAATAACCTCACCAGTCCCCGAACGAATCTGCTCGAACGTGAACTCCGTGGAAATTTCCATCGGTTGATCGTCACCCTTCACGACGGTGTCGAGATTCCCTCTGTCCAGCAGATACTCGTACTCATCCGCTTCCGTGTACTTGAAATCCCCGTCGCCAATCGTGATCTCGATTCGCTGACACTGGAAAGTCAAAGCCGCTCCAGCCGCATAGGTTCCAGCGCCAAGAGCAGGCGTAAACGTGATCTCAGTCGTCGGGCCCTCATCAACCGGAGTACGCGCTGTAACGGTATGTACCGTATCTTCGGCTGTTTCGCCAGCAATCGTAAAGCGAGCACCCACCGGGATCAGATCAGTGTCGTCTGTGTTCAGCACAGTGCTTTCGACCGCCAGCGAGACTTCTGACTCTGCCGGATCAGCACCAGCCCCACCGTCAACCGTCTCGGCAACTGTTACTTCCTCGCCACCTTCACCTGTAATCAACGCGTCGTCAATCACCATGATTTCGAGACTTGTAGCCGCAAGGTCGCCGATAAACTCGACAACATACGAGACACCCGCTGTGCCAGTTACACTGACGTTGTCTTCGCCAACGGTTGTCAAGCCTTCGAGAGCCGACTGAAGTTGAGCGAGCGTGATGTCAAACGCCAGTGGAGCAGTCTCTTCACTGTCATACGTGACTGTGAAAGTTCCACCGGTAGCATCCGTCACGGTGATGGTTTGCTTTTCGTTCGTTTTCTTAGCCGCTTGGCTAGAACCCGCCAAACCGTCCTTGATGTAAATCGTACTATTCCGAAGATCAATCCGCGCCATGTTATCTCTCCAAACTAAAGGTTATGTTGTTAGCTCCATCGTGTAACTGGCTTGCACTTCGGTGTGTTTGATCTTATCAACCCTGTCCACTTGACCGAAGTGAGTTACCTGTACACTCTTCCCAGGGCTCAGACGAAGGCATCCAACGTGTACGAGTGTGGATGGCAATCCGGTATAATCCCCTGGTTTGTTACCGTAGTTGTACACACTAATCGTCTGACCGAGAGCCTCTTGATAGAGCCCCGCGAGATTCAGTACGTCAAAAGCATTCTTGGCGTCGTTTCCGTAGCGACTTACAAGCAGCACGTTAGCATCAACAAAAAGTCGATAGAAGTCCTTACTAACCGGCTGGCAGTACGGCCCTGTGATTCGGATTTCAACGCGATCCGCAGCCTGCATCAGACTGCTTGTCCGCTCGTCAAAGCCCTCAATCAAGACGGGGACTTTCACTTGCGTTGCTACTTTCTTCAGGTGCTCACCAAGCGAAGCAAACACCCATCGGGCCCAGTTAGGATTCACTGCCAATTTGTGACTCCGCATTCAAAGTGTGACCGACGCTTACTTTCACGGTCTGTTGGGGGACTTCCCCTTTCAACTCTCGACCGGTAATAAACCAAAACGAAGCTTTGAGATCAAAGTCCTTAATCTGGTACTTTCTATTCTGGTACACTAACCAATCATCTGACCCCGAAATCTGCAAGTCAGGTGCATCTTTTCGGTCTACAAGGAACTGACAAACTCCAATATCGTGTGATCCCCCAGCCACATACTCACTGCAAAGTGTTGCAATTGCAGGAAGTTTGTTTCTGGAAAATTGTGCCGGTAGTGCTATGGCGCGTTTAACTCGCG